CAAAGACTTTGATCAGGTGACTGGTTGGCATTACAACTTCGTTAAGAAAGAAAAGTACTACATCACCAAGGAAGAGGGGTTACTTAACTTCTACTGTCAGTTCTTAACTGGTGACCGTATCGACAACATCATCGGTGTTAAAGGTATCGGACCTGTGAAGGCTCGCAAGTTACTGGAAGGAAAGACACAGACAGAGATGTTCGCGCTCTGTTCTGAGAAGTTAGGATCTGTTGATCGTGCAGTTGAGAATGGACTCTTGCTGCACCTTCAACGGTATCCAGATCAACGATGGGAACCACCTTATGAAAACACAATCAGCCAAAGCCAAAGGCAGGAAGCTACAACAATGGACGAGGGATCAAATCCTTCAAACCTATCCAACACTGGAGCCTGATGATGTTAGATCTACCTCTATGGGTGCAAGTGGCAGTGACGTTCAGCTTAGTCCTCTCGCTCGTAAGTGCTTCGACTACGATGTCGAATGTAAGAGCCTTGCGAGAGTTGGAGTCTATCGTTTTGTTGACCAGTGCAACGCTAGAACAGATGCACAACCACTTGTCATCGTTAAAGAAAACCGTCGAAGACCTCTCGCCGTCCTCGACGCAGAACACTTCTTCGACTTACTGAGGTTAACGGCGTTAACCACTGGAGCAAATAATGAAACACATGGTCATACCAGACACGCAAGTGAAACCGGGTCATCCGATTAATCATCTTGAGTGGGCTGGAAAATATGCTGTAGAGAAAAAACCTGATGTCATCGTACACATCGGTGACCACTGGGATATGCCTAGTCTCTCAACCTATGATGTCGGTAAGAAATCATTTGAAGGCAGACGCTACATCAATGATATCAATGCTGGCGTCGAAGCAATGCAAACATTTCTTGACCCTATTCGTAAAGAGCAAGAGCGTTTGCGTCGCAACAAGAAGGAGCAGTGGAACCCACGACTGATCTTCACGCTTGGTAACCATGAGAACCGTATCGCTCGTGCGATTGAAGCAGACCCTAAGCTAGAGGGGTTGATGTCATTTGATGATCTGTACTTGACAGAGATGGGATGGGAAGTATATAATTTCTTACAACCTGTAGTAGTCGATGGTGTCTGTTACTCTCATTACTTTGTGAGTGGTGTTATGGGAAGACCAGTCGCATCATCCAATGCACTACTTGCAAAGCAACACATGAGTTGTGTGATGGGTCATGTGCAAGATCGACAGATTAGTTTCGCTAAACGTGCTGACGGTAGTCGTATCACTGGACTCTTTGCGGGTATCTTCTATCAACACGATGAGGATTACTTGACACCACAGACGAACGGATCATGGTCTGGTATCTGGATGCTGCATGAAGTAACAAATGGTTCATTCGATGAGATGCCTGTGTCACTGACTTACTTGAGGAAACGTTATGAATGATGCAATACTAAGCCTAGTCGGTGGCGTGATAGGTAACCTGATGAACAAAGGTATCCTAGATATTGAGGAGGTACGTAATCTGTACTTCGCATTCGGTGAAGACTTAGGCATGACCCGTGAAGAAGCAGTGCAAGCATTCGGCGAAGTAGTACAGGAACTCAATGATGAGCGATGAACATCCAAACCAGTATCAAGTTGGGGGCTCTCACTATGTTGAGAAGTCTATCCAACCGTGGCAAGCGATGGAGGCTTGGATGACTGAAGACCAGTTCAGAGGATTCTTAATTGGTAACGTTATCAAATACATCGCTCGCTTTCAGGATAAAGGGGGTAAGTACGATTTAGAAAAGTGCAAACATTACCTTGACAAATTGATAGAAGTGTGGTAATATATTATGTTCACGCTTGAAGATCTAAAAGAAAATCTAAAGCGATTAGATGAGGTGATGATTCTGGAATTACTAGAACTCACCTCTGAAGATATCGTTGAACGCTTTGCTGATCTCATTGAAGATCGCTTTAACACACTGGAGACACATTTTGATGAACACACATCATGGGATAACGATTGAATATGAAAGAGACAATCGCCTTAGTGACCAAGCTATTACCCTCATGGAAGATTACTACATGCTTGAGCATGAGAAGTCTCCTCAAGAGGCTTTTGCACGTGCCGCAGTTGCTTACTGCAATGGTGACCTCGACTTTGCTCAACGCATTTACGACTATGCTAGCAAAGGTTGGTTCATGTATGCGTCGCCTGTCTTGTCGAACGCCCCTGAACCCAACAGAACTAACCGTGGTCTTCCTATTAGTTGTTTCCTTACTTACGTGGGTGACAATCTTAATTCTCTTGTTGAGCATAATGCTGAAGTAGCATGGCTCAGCGTCAAAGGCGGAGGAGTTGGGGGACACTGGTCAGACGTTCGAGGCGTATCAGACATCGCTCCCGGCCCTATCCCCTTCATGAAAGTAGTCGACAGTCAGATGACTGCGTACAAGCAAGGGAAGACACGGAAGGGTAGCTATGCTGCGTACCTTGATGTTAGTCATCCTGACATTGAAGAGTTCATTAACTTTAAAGTACCGACTGGTGGTGACATCAATCGTAAATGTTTTAACCTATTCAATGCTGTGAACATCACAGATGAATTTATGGAGGCAGTAATCAATGACTCAGAATGGTCTCTCAAAGATCCACATGGAGGAGCTACAAGAGATACACTCAAAGCTCGTGTCTTGTGGCAACGAATCCTTGAAGCTCGCTTTAGAACTGGTAGCCCTTACCTTAACTTTATCGACACTGCGAACAGAGGATTACCAGAAGCTCAAAAGCAACTTGGTCTACGCATTATGGGAAGCAACCTCTGTAACGAAATCCATCTCGCAACAAGTGAAGAACGTACAGCAGTGTGTTGCCTCAGCTCCGTCAACCTTGCAAAATACGATGAATGGCGCACATCAGGAATGGTCGCAGACCTTATTAGATTCTTGGACAACGTATTGCAATTCTTTATTGACCATGCTCCAGAACAACTCAGCAAAGCCATCTACTCAGCCTACAGAGAGCGTTCCCTCGGTTTGGGAGCTATGGGATTCCATGACAGGCTTCAAGCGAAAGGACTAGCTTGGGAGAGCTGGGAGGCCGCCAGTGACAACTACCACATCTTCAAAGACATCAAGCAGCAAGCGTTGGAAGCCACTTATCAATTGGCTACTGAGCGTGGAGAGTGCCCTGATGGAAAAGGTACAGGTGTTCGTAACATGCACTTGCTCGCAGTGGCACCCAATGCTAACAGTAGTATTCTCTGTGGTTGCAGCGCTTCTATTGAGCCTCGTATCAGCAATTATTACACCCATCGTACTCGTGCTGGAAGTCACGTTGTACGGAATACGTATCTGGAGGAGACGTTAGAGAAGCATGGCAAGAACACAGACAAGGTGTGGAAAACGATTATTGAGAATGAAGGGTCTGTCCAGCATTTGGACTTCTTGGACCCCCATGAAAAGAATGTTTTCAAGACAGCCTTTGAACTCGACCAAACGTGGGTTGTTGAGCACTCGGCGAAGAGACAGGAATTTATCTGTCAAGGACAAAGTGTGAATTTGTTCTTCCCGTCAGGGGCTGACAAGGGCTACGTCAATCGTGTCCATCTGTTGGCTTGGAAGGAAGGACTGAAGGGGCTGTATTATCTCCGCACCACAGCAGGCGTTGTTGCTGAGAAGGTGGGGACAACAGTGGAACGGAATGCCCTCAAAGACTTTGAAGGCGATGATAGCTGTGTATCATGTCAGGGATAGGGAGAGAGCAATGATTATTAACGGATACAAATGTGACAGCACTGGTAAGCGTATTGATCGCTTCAATTTAGAAGCGGATATTATGGAAGCGTGGCATACAGTGGAGGATTTGAAGCTTGTCTATGAAGGCTTAGAAGGGATGTCAACAGACCAAGTGATAGGGGCTATTGATGGCGCTCGCATCTTTGCTGACATGCGCTTTAATAAGCTGTGGGACACCTTTGAAGATGTCCTTCACAACATGCGTGTCGATCGTAACGGCATCCACGAGCCTACAGCGGGGCTTGAATGAACATAGAAGAGAATCTGTACAAGACATGGCTGAAGCTATTGAAGGCGTCTGTGAAACATCAGACACGTAAGATAGCCAAGCTGGAAACAAAGCTGATAGAATTGGAGCTGAAGAGACGTGGCGAAGGCTAAGAAGACGGAAGTGGCTTGGAAGCCTGAGCCGGTGGTGAAGGGCACAAGCATTGGCAACGGACATTTGAAGACGGCTTCTATGAACAAGCATAAGAAGCGTAGCTTCAAAGCCTATAGAGGACAGGGCCGATGAACTTAATTGAACGCTTGGAAATGATAAAGGACATTGATCCGTACAACAGGCAGTTGCTTAACGACTGCTATGAGCGCATCATGCAACTAGAAGATCAAATTGCACGATTGAAAAACGCACTGGAGACTGAGTATGAGCTTGCTAACACAGAGCAAAAGTTATAAGCCTTTCACGTATGAATGGGCTGTCACATACGCTAGGGAACATGAACGGATTCATTGGATAGAGGATGAGCTAGAGCTACAAACAGATGTGTCTCATTGGAAGTCTGGAAAGCTTACGCAGGCTGAGAAGAATCACATCACACAGATATTGCGTCTGTTCACGCAGAGTGATGTCCAAGTGGGGACAAATTATCTGGAATATTACATCCCGAAGTTTAAGAACAACGAAATCAGAGCAATGCTGACAGCGTTTGCCTCACGTGAATTCATCCATCAGCGGGCCTATGCTTTGCTGATTGACACGCTTGGTTTGCCTGAAGAAGAATTTACGGTGTTTGCTGACGTAAAAGAGATGCAAGCCAAACTAGACTTCATGGGCGACATAGACGTACACAGCATGCAAGGCACAGGCTTAGCCATTGCACGTTCTGTGTTGAATGAAGGGATGAGTTTGTTTAGTGCATTTGCGATGCTGCTGAATTATCAGCGCTTTGGGAAGATGCCGGGGATGTGCACTGTTGTAGAATGGAGTGTACGAGACGAATCACAACATGCAGAAGGGATGGCAAAGCTCTTTAGAGCCTTCTGTGAAGAACATCCGAGGATTGTCAATGATGAATTCAAAGCCACCATCTACCAAATGTTCAGGGATGCTGTACGCTTGGAAGACAAGGTTATTGATTTGGCGTATGAGATGGGCCACTTGGAAGGCTTGTCGGCAGAGGAAGTTAAGCAATATATCCGATACCTTGCGGACAGACGGCTCATTCAGCTTGGACTTAAACCGAATTTCAAGGTCAAAACAAACCCCCTCCCGTGGATGGAAGAGATGCTTTCTGGATCGTCTATCTCAAACTTTTTCGAGAAGAGGGTAACAGACTACAACGCACATGGATTAGCTGGCGATGACTGGGGTTGGGCATGATAGTATCAGTAAGACTGTGGCATGTGTTTGGACTTTCAGTTGAGTCTGTTGAGAACCAACCAGTGTATGGTTATCGTAGTGATGATCCTATGCATGAAGAAATCTATTTCTTTGATGGGTTTATAATTAATATCCCATTCGTTAAGATTATGATCGGTGATATCTTCGGACTCATCGAGGACTGAACCACCCTCCAGTGGATTAAGGGGACTCTATAGTCCCCTCTTTTTTGTTAACGCCGTTAACTATCGCATTAACTCTGGGCGTCCTCGTTTCTCTAAGATTACGTTTTTAAACTTCTGTGCCATTGCTGGATCAGTACGTCTAAGCTCGTTATAAAAACGTTGCCGTGGTACTCGCTTCAACCTATCAATGTAACGCTCTAACCGTACTTTCTTTTGTGCGTCTGTTGCGTTTCTAAACTCTGCTCGTAACACGTACTGTTCTAAACGTGGTGTTAAGAAATCATTACTCATCTTTCTCAACAATGCGAGTTGTTCGTTGTTTAACTTAACGCCTTTAAGATCTTTATCTTCTCGCAGTTTTGTTACACCTAAGCTATAGATGTATTGTTGCAATGGTGTTTGCTCAGCATTCTTAACATTAAAAGATGTAATTGCTTGCAACTTATTTGTTTCACGTGGACCACCTGCAAGACCGTAGTCAATGGGTAGTTGCTCACGCGCAACTGGAATACGTTGCTGAAGTTTCTCAACAAAAGTTGTTGCCTGTCTTTCA